GCAACATTATCAAATCTTGGTGGAAGTCCTCCACAGGCTAAATACGCAGTTGTTTATAAAGAAAGGGTTTATGTGGCTGGATTTTCTCCTAACTTTTCAACAGTTTGGTTTTCTGATATAGGCAATCCAGAATCTTGGAATCCAAACAGTCAGTTTGACATCAACGCCAATGATGGAGACCAGATAACTGGATTAACGGTTTTGGGAGATAGTTTGTTGATTTTCAAGGAAAACTCCATTTGGGAGGTTCAGGTTGACCAGCAGAATGTTGTTTCTTTTAAAAGATTATTCGCTCAATCAGTTGGAACTACTTCGTTCAAGTCAATTGTCAATATAAACAATGTTCTTTATTTCTTTGATAGGAATGGAGTTTGGGCTATTTTTCAGAGATATCCAGAACTTATTTCAGCGAAAGTTCAGCCATTTATAGACGCAATTCAAGATCCCTACAATGTGGTTGCCTGGGGCTGGAAAAACAAGTATTTTCTTTATGTGGGTGATATCCAATATCAGGACAGGTTTTTCAAAAATGTTGTTTTGGTTTATGATACGGTTTATAATCAGTGGACTTTTAGGACTTTCGCTCACAAGATTTTTAGTGCTCAAGATTTTATTAAGTCAGACCAAACGAAAACATTGTATCTTGGAAGTTCAGACAACAACACCCTTGAGTTTGATAAGGGTTTCTCTTACGCAGGAAATCCAATAGAAGTTGAATATGAGATGCCAATTTTTCAGCCAGAGGAGATTGATAAAAGAAAGGTTTTCAGGGAAGTAATTTTGAGATTAAAGGATGTAGCAAAATCAAAACCAGGAGTTTCAGTGTCAATAGAGGGAAGTGACTTTTTTATGCTTGGGACTGCGGAAAAAACATATTCAGTTTTTCCAATAACACAAAAACAAGGAGCAGAAGAGGGAAGGGATTTGAGATTGAAAATTCTTGAGATTAGTGACAGGGATATGAATGAAATTTTACAAATAGTTATCAACTGGGCGCCAATTAAAGCAGTAGCACCACAGAAATAATGTTAAATCCAATTGATTTGGAAAAAGAGGGTTTTGATAGTTTTGGAAGACACATTATGGCTCCTTTGAATAGGAAAATTCCGATAACATTCAAGGATGTTTTTCAAGGCGAGAAAGTAATTTATACACAGGGGAATGTTCAGCCAAGAAGTGTTAATCGTTTTAATGTTTCTTTGGATGTTCTTTTAAGTAAATTTGATTTTGTTTTGACTGGAACAAAACAGATTTCAACTGGATACGATTGGTCGCAGAACAATTATCTTTTCGTGGCTACTTGGGACGGAACTAATTATTATTTGAGGAGATACAATACTATTGATTTTGCTGTTCCTTCACAGGACGGCTATTCAGTTAATATCCCAACGGTTAACAACATTTATGGCGTAGCGGTGTTGTATAATAGGGTTGTTGTTATAGGAAGTGATACGGGAGGGAACAAGGCTTGGTATTATGATTTCGGATTGAACTTTCAATCAACAGAGACAAAAAATGCGCCTACAAATCCTATAACTGGAACATTCACATCGGATGGAAAAAATCTTTACTTTCTTGACAATGCAAACAACCTTTTGAGAGTTTATAATGGCACGAACTATACATTATCTTCGAGTTATTCTTGGCCAACAGCACAATATTCACCAACACCAAACAGACTTCTTTGTTTTGATAGGGTGGCATTTTGGGCATTTGACACAACCAACAAAAAGGTGGTAAGATTTAAATTGAATAGTGATGGAAGCATTACTGTTTTAATGAATTTCTTGTTCCCCGAGGATGTTTTCGGGATTATGTTTTTGAAGGGTATGATTTTTGTTTCTTACCAGCAAGGGTCGTTATTAACATCAATTCCACTAATTTTATAAAATGGCAACATTAACACCACAACAATCAACTCAGGTAGCACAAGCATTATTACAGGCTATTCAGAAAGGGTTTTTTGGTCCTGTTTCTTCTCCCACAAAAACATCAGCTCCTTCAACATCAAGCGGTATTTCTGTTCCTTCATCTCCTCCTAAACCAGCAACAACTACCCCTACTCCATCATTTTCAGGAGGATTTTCACAACCAAAACCAACTACTCCAAGTGGTTCGGTTTCAAGTGCTCCAAAAACTTCATCGCCACAGCTAAATGTTTCAACATCAATTGTGGATTACTTAAAAAGTATAGGACAACCAAGCGATTTTACTTCCAGAAAATTATTGGCAGAAAAATATGGAATCAAGGATTATGTGGGTTCGGCAGAACAAAATGTTCAGCTTTTAAATTTATTAAAGGGTGGTGGAGGTTCATCTCAAACAGTGCCAGCCACGGCAGCTCCAAGTTCATCAATTGTTTCTCCGGTATCAGCAATATCGCCTTCCCCCGCTCAGCAGGTTCAACCTTCTACCACATCAACACAGCAACAACCAATAACGGATTTGGATGCACAGATAGAGCAGAAAGTAACAGATGCCTTAAATAAGTTTTTAAAACCAGTGGATTATGCTGAGGTTGCAAAACAAGCAGCGCAAATAGCACAGACAATGAACCAACCATTAGTGAATGCTTTTGATGAATTGAAAACAACGCTCATAAACCAGTTTGAATTGGCAAAACAGGATTTGATGGAGCAACATCAACAGGAAAAAGAAAATCTTGTTGGTCAATGGGCAGAAAGGGGATTTGCTCCAACAGATCCAATAGTTCAAAGAGCATTACAACAACTTGGAGAAATACAGGAAAGGGAAATAAACGATTTGGAGAACAAAAAGGCTTCTCATCTTGCTGATTTGGCATACAATACAATGAAAGTTGAGCCATCAACGGTCACGCAAATAATGAACAGCATCTTGACGACAGAAAGGAGCGGATTGACAAGCGTGATTGATTTATTGGATAAAATTGCAGCAGCAAAGGAAAGGAGAAGACAAAAAGAACAGGAATTGGTTTTAAAAACTGCTCCGCAAATAAAAACAGAAATTCAGAAATTGACTGATGGAGTTTATTTGGTAACATATAGGGTTAACCCAGTTACGGGAGCAACGGAAATTATAAACAGAATAAAAATTGGGGCAGCACCACAACCGCAAAGGACATTTAGGGTTGTAACTCCAATGAAGGATGCCCTCGGCAATGTGGTGGGCAATGTTGTTACGATCTATGACGCGGAGACGGGGGAACAAATAAGTCAACAAGTGGAACAATTACCAAGAACAGGCGCTACACGAACACCATCGCCATCAACGGAACAACCGCAAACACAACAAGGAGGAGGTCTACTTAGGAATATTATTGAGGGTGCAAAATCAAGAATTCGAGAAGGTTTACAAACCCTTGGCTTCTAAAATGGACGAATTCCAACAAAAATTAAATCAATTGGTAGTTCCTCAAGAACAACAACAGAAACCGAAAGGAGTTGGTGCTTTGGCAAAAGATATCGGAAAAGTGGGCTTTGAATTTGGCAAGGAATTATTAAGAGCAACCCCTGAACTTGCTTTAAAAGCAGGAAAAGAAATTGTTTCTGCCCCTTTTCATCCAATACGAACGATTGAAGGAGTAGCACAATTCGGAGGAGAGATGGCGAGGGGGTTGGCAAGGGATATAGTGGCGACAACCGCCCCCTTGTATGAACTAATAACCGAGGGAGAAATAAGAGGAGAAACAATAAAACCAGCGGGAACATTGGCAGAACCAATCTTGGGGAAAGAACCAATCAAACCAATTCAGGAACAGATAAAAGGAACAAGGGAGAGCACAAGGCAAAAAATAAGAGAATTTTTAACGCCCTATTTAGGAGAAGAAAGAGCAAGACAAATCGCTGAAGCGGCAGGAGTGGGAGCGGGATTGGCATCAGGAGCATTGGTGGCGAGTTCTATCATTCCTCTTGCTCCAATAAAAGATATCTCCAAACAGATAGCGAAAGAAGGTTCAGAGGAGATTGTTAGCAATATTTTAAGGAGTTCGTTTAAAAACCTTTCGGAAGAGGAGATTTTAAGACTGAGCAAGATGTTTGCTCCAGTAAGGGACGCAAGAATAATTGAGGATGAACTGAAAAATGTTGTGGGAGAATTGGGAAAAAGACAATTCACGGAAAGGATTACCAAACAAGAGGTAAAAGGAATTCCAAGGGTAGTAAAACAGCAAATTAAACAAGATGCCGACTTACTTTTCAGGGATGTTCATCACGACCCGCAATTGATTAGTCAAGCTCAGGAATTCATAAGAACCAGGGGTATTGGAGAAGCCTTAAATACGTTCAACAAACAGCCACTTAATGATTTTACGCAAACATTAGGAAGACAACTCATTCCGCTTCTGGAAAAAGAAAAAAGATACGACGACATTTACGAAATCATCAAAAAGGTTGCGGGAGAATCAACAGAAATAGCCAGAAACTTTAGGCAACTACAATTTTGGGGGACGCTCTCTCCGGAAGGACTGGTGGAGATGGCCCATAAGACATTGCAGGAATTCACTGAAAAACTAACTCAAAATCCAGCCAATAGACTTTTGGCAAGGCTACAAAGGAAATCGGTTGATGCTTTAAAACTAACCGGCGAAGAAATCAAAAAACTTATGGATATCGGGAAAAGGATGCAAAAAGCGGAAAGCGAATTGGAAAGAATAAAGCTGGCAAGAGAAGCAAGAGAATTGATAGCAGACAAAGTTCCCTGGACAATGAGGGACTTGCTTTTGGACATTTGGAATTTGCCAAGAACATTCACCGCCGGCTTTTTTGATTTATCCGCAACATTGATGCATAACGCAATGTTCGCAGCAAGACACCCCATTTTGACATTGAGAAATTTTTGGGAAGCAGGAGTAAAGCCGTTCTTTTCAGAACAGGCATATGAGAATGTAATGAAAGACATTTTGACTAACCCGCTTTTGGACAAAATGGAAAAAGCAAAATTGGCTATTACAGATTTGAACGCAGACAGGATTTTAAGGGAAGAGCAGTTCAGGTCGGTTTTGGCGGAAAGAATTCCTGTTTTGAAGCATCCAATAAGAATGTCAGAAAGAGCGTGGACAGCGTTCCTGAATAAGATGAGGGCTGATAGTTTTGAAATGATGTATAGGAACTTTGAAAGGGCAGGAGCAAAAATTGACGATAGAGTTTTGCATTGGATGGGAAGGTTTATAAACGCTGCTACTGGTAGAGGAGATTTGGGAAGGATGGCAGTGGCAAGTAATTATTTGGCACAAATTTTGTTTTCCCCGAGAAAAATGTTGGCGGCGGCAGAAATGATGTCATTTCCTTGGTGGCCAGGAATACCATCCCCCGTAAGAAAAGAAATAATTAAGACCTGGATTTCATTTTTAGGAGCAGGATCTACTATTCTTGGATTGGCAAAATTAGCAGGAGCTGAAGTTGGCACTGATCCGGATAGTGCTGACTTTGGAAAAATCAAGGTTGGCAATACGAGAATAAATGTTTTTGGACCATATCAGCAATACGCGGTTCTGTTTCACAGGATTTTCAATGGTAGATATGTCAGTTCGGTTACCGGAAGGGAATTTGACTTAGGAGTTGGATATAAGCCTATGACAGGTGCGGAATTGATTGGCAGATGGTTTGACTCAAAAACGCATCCGACATTGTCATTTATTGAGAGCTGGCTGAGGGGAAGAAGATTCACCGGGGAGAAATTTGAATTGGGACCGGCGATGATTGATACAATGATGCCGATGATTCTCCAGGATCTGAACGACTTGATAGCGGAGCACGGAACGGATCCCAAAACTCCGCTTTTCGCTTTCTTGTCTTTTCTCGGTCTGCCGGTTCAGACATACGGAAACTTCACGCTTTACACCCCATATTTGAAACTTCTGCCGTCAGGAGAAAGGAAAATTGAGATTGAACCACCGCCATCCATAGGACAAAGAGTTTGGGAGTTTCTTTTTGGTAAACAGCTTGAGCCGGGAATGATGCCAGTTCCCGATGATATGAGAAAACAAGCAATTCTGAAATGGTATATTGATGGAGAGAAGAATTATGTAGCGCAAAGGAAAGGAGAGTTAAGACAAAGGATTTTAAGAGGGGAAATGACACAAGAACAGGCATTGGCAGAAATGGAAAGAATACTTAATGATGCGGAGCAAAGGGTAAGAAAAACTATGGGCGAGTTGGGATTAAGCGAGGAGTCGCTTCTTAACATTTATCCGGAAGAGGTAATAGCAACACAATAATGCCAAACCAACCATTCCAAAATCAACAATCAGAAAAGAGGTTATTCAATAAAATGATTGATTTATCAAATAAAACCTGTTTGGTTTATGATTTTGGGTTGTTTACGGAACAAGCAGCAAGACTTGCAAGGGATTTTGGGAGTGTTTATTATTTCTGTTTTGATGAAAAAACTGAGATTTTGACAGATAGGGGATGGAAATTTTTTAAAGACTTGGATGGTTCAGAAAAGGTAGCAACTTTAAATCCAAATACTTTTGAGATAGAATATCATAAACCTTATGCTTATCAAAAATTTTATTATGTTGGAGAGATGATACATTTTTATTCACCCCAGAAAGCAATAGATTTGCTTGTAACACCAGAACATCGTATATGGGGATTTACATCAACAAATTTGAAAAAGAAAAAACTTCAATCTTATAGAGCGGATAGTATTCCTAAAAGTCATTTTTGGATACCAAGAACTGGTAAATGGAGAGGTAAGGAGGAAGAATTTTTTATTTTACCAGAATATATTAGCCAATGGAAGGGTATAAATAGGCAAAAATACTATCCACCAATAAAAATTAATATGGATTATTGGTTAAAATTTCTTGGATGGTATTTAGCAGAAGGCAATGTGAGTTATAATAAAGTTGGAAATTTAAGTAGAGCTAAAATCACACAAAAAAATAAACGAAAAGAGATTGAAAATCTTTTATCAAAACTTCCATTTAAATATTCAATTTACAAGAGGGAGGGAGGAATATGGAATTTTTTTATAAATAGTCCTCAATTAGCAAATTATTTGGCACAATTTGGAATGCACAGTCATACTAAAAGGGTTCCTGATTTTATCAAATGGTTATCTCCAAGACAGATTGATATATTTCTTAACGCTTTTTGTAAGGGGGATGGATATGTCAAAAAGTCGAGTAAAAACAAAAAAGGAGGTAGCGGAGGACAAAGAGTTTTTTATTCATCAAGCAAACAACTCATAGATGATATTCAGGAATTGGTTTTTAAGATAGGTAAAAGCGGAGTTATTAAAAGTCGTTTCAGCGGTTTTTCTTCTAAAGAACAATATGTCTTATTTGAAAAAAAGAAATTTGATAAGTTTTATATAAAACAAAGCGGGAAGTTTACAAATCATTTACACAGGGAATTTTATGAAGGATTTGTATATGACGTAACAGTTAAAAATCATATTATCTATGTTCGCAGGAATGGGATACCCATTTGGTCAGGTAATTGTCCCTGGCAGGACGCCTTTCCAAAGGTTGAAAAGTCTTTAATTGGAAAAGATTTTGATGGCTTGATAAGAATTTCTTCCTTTTGGGAATATGTAGATAAGGCAGATATTATTTTTATTCCCGATACTCATACAGGTGATTTGGTAGAGTTCTTGAAGACTAAAGGATACAAGGTTGCTGGACCAGGAAAAGCGGAGTTATTGGAATTGAATAGGATTTTGGGGAGAAAAGTCCAGAAAGAGTTGGAACTTCCAACACAGGAAACTTATGTTTTAAAAGGCTTAGAGAAGTTAAGGGAATTTTTGAAAAACACGAAAGAAGAATTGTTCATAAAACTTAATACTTTCAGGGGAACGATTGAGACATTCAGACATATTGATTACGAAAGTTCTGAACCATTATTGGACCACATAGCCTATGAGAGCGGACCGGAGCAACACATCTTGGAGTTCGTAGCGGAAAAGGCTTTGGAGGGTATAGAACCAGGAGGAGACCACATATTTAATGGAGAAAAAATTTTCTATCCGACGATGTATGGTTTTGAACTGAAAAGGGCTGGTTATATAGGCAAAATAGTCAATGAAAATGAATATCCAGAACAACTAAAAAAAGTTGATGATGCTTTATCTATTGTTTTGGAGGAATTGAATTACAGGTTTTTCTATTCAACGGAGGTCATTATTACGAAAGACAGAAAGGGATATTTGATTGATCCTTGTATAAGATTAGCTGCTCCTGTTGTTTCCGCGCTCCAAACGGAACTTATAGAGAACTATTCAGAGGTTGTTTATGGATTGGCAACGGGAGAAAAAATACAGCCAAAATACAAAGCAAAATATGGAGGAGGAGTTGTTTTTGAGAGTGAGTGGGCACAGAATTATTGGCTTAAAGTATCTTTCCCGAAAGAATTAAGGCAGTGGATAAAATTGAGAATGGCGATGAAATTTAAAGATGCGTATTACGCTGTTCCAGGATTTACTTCCATTTGTTCAGTAGTGGCTATTGGTAATTCACCGGACGAGGTTTTTGAACAAGTAAAGGAAAGAGCGGAAAAAGTCAAGGCATATCTTCTTAACAAAAATCTGTCGGGCATTGAACCACTGAAAAAACTCATCGGCGAGGCGAAAGATTACGGAATCAATTTTTAAATGTTGCTAAATCCAAGAATGTGCTATAATAAAAGAAAATGCAATACAAGGAAACAATAACACCACAGGGAAATGTCAAAGTTGAGAAGGGCGAAAATGACAATTATGTTTTGGTTGGTTATTACAATCCTGATGCTCCTTTTGTTATTACTTCCTTCAAAAATCTCGCATTCTATTTGATTGAACAAAAAGGATATAAACTACACCAGGTTTTAACAGCCGAGAAAACAAAATTCTTTTATGTTTTGACAAAATAAATGTGGAGATTTTCAACAAAACTAAACGAAGTATTGCTTTTGACAGACTATGGATATAACGCAGAACTATCCAAAAGATTTGGTATCCCGTTTCACGTGGGCATTGATATAAGCATTGGAGATCACGACCCTATTTATAGTTTTGTCTATGACACCGCCAAAGTCTCAAAAGTTAATCCTGTTGCTAAAGACGAAGGAACTGTGGTTTTAGTTGATGTTGATAACTACGAATATGTTTTTGCCCATCTTGATAATGTTCAGGTTAAAGAGGGTGATTTAGTAAAATTCGGTGATTATTTCGGTAATCAAGACAGCAAAGGACAATCGGTTCAGGAACAATTAAAACCATACTGGCAACATTTACATTTCTCTGTTAGAAAAATATCCGCAGAAGGGCAATATTCAACATTATGGAATTATGGTAATAAATACGCTAATATGGATAACAAACTTGAGGGATTTATTGATCCTAATGAAACTTGCTTACAAGTTGTTTATCGTGTAGCAGAGGCAATCTGTCAGATAGAAAGTGGGTGGAATAGATGGACTAATCAGTGGCATCCAGCAGCAAGAACTTTACAAGAAAACAACAATCCTGGTGGCTTGAGATACTCAATTTTTCAAAAAGGAACAAAAAATGGGTTTGCTATTTTTGATACTCCATTAAATGGTTTTTCTGCTCTTGTCTATGACTTAATACAAAAAGCAAAGGGAAACACAAAAACAAAACTTAATGGAAAATCAACCATAAGAGATTTTACAAGAATTTGGGCTCCTTCTAATGATGGAAATAATCCATTTAAATATGCGGAATATATAGTAAGAATTTGCGGTTTTAGGAGTTTAGATGATAAATTAGAGGATTGGCTATTGACTGAATTGGATTATGTTCGAAAATACTCTAACTATGCCCAAACTGCTCCCGAGAAAACATTTGCTACAAGTGGAATTGGTATGCTTTTGAATTATTTGTGGAATAAGGCTTTCAAGGGGTCGTAATTAAAAACATTTCAAAAATGGTAGAAGAAATACTTGAACAAGAATTAGAAGAATTGGAAGAAGAATTGGAAGAAGAAGAACCAACTTGGGAAGAATTGGCTGAAGAAGAGGAAGAAGCAAGTCAATAAAAGGTCGCAATTAAAAGAAAAAAAACAATGGAAACATTCCCTATAGATACAACAACCCTATTGTCCGTTGCTTTTGTCTATGCCCTTGTTATGGGTCTTACTGAATTGGTAAAAAGGCTTCTTTCAAATAAAATCACAAACTTTAATGATTATGCTCCTTTAGTTTCTGTCTTATGGGGTGTTGCTTTAGGTCTTTTGGTTTATTATACTGGATATTCTCAAAATCTTTTGGCTTCTGTTTTGTCTGGAATTGTTATAGGATTACAAGTTTCAGGATTATGGGATTTTGGCAAAAGAACAATTGGAGATGGAATTTTAGGTCGCTTTAAGGAATAAACTATTAGAAAATGAAAAAAAATAAAAAAGGAAAGAAATCTAAAAAATAGTTTATAATTACAATGTTATCACGATGAGGGGGCTACCAAAGGGTTTTGTCCCGAGGAAATCCCCCTCATATAATCTTTGCCCCCTATGATGATATTCGGCGCCGTGCCGTGCTCCCGAAAGGGACTAATCATAGGGGGCTTTTTTATTCTAAAAGGCTTATTTTTCAAAAATATCGTAAAATCGTGGTTTTTGGCAAATTAAAAACTACGAAAAATCGTGGCTTTTTTACAATGACATTTCACCATTAGCATTATTTTTCTCTTTCAAGTATCTCCCTACTTGGAAAACAAAAATAACTCTCTACAGAGCAAAATAAGGGCATCTATAAAAGAAAAGAGGGATAATTCCATAGAAAGGAACTATCCCCTGCTGTGTGTTTTGGTTCTATCGCTCCATCAACTTGCCTCAAGGTTGATGATGGAAGAAACGAGAGTCCAGCTCTGTGAGTAGAATTCAGAATGGATAGCCCAGACATACCATTCATCTCCCTTATTTGTGAAAATTCCACCTCCGCTCACGCCAGGACAAGCAAAGTTCTTTGTGTAGAGTTTATTTTCTGACATACCGATAAATCTTGGTTTCCAGACCTTTCCCAAAAGCCCGAGAGGACATCCAAAAGCCCAAAGATTGTCAGTAACGAAAATCGTATCTTTGGACAGCCAGCCTATCTTGACTGGCTTGAAATAGGGGGAAAGAACTGGATGGGAGACAACAATGATGTCATTGGGCTTGTCCTCAAGAAGAACATCTCCCAAGTCAATCGTGACCCAGTTGTTGTTTTCAAGAAGGAAGGAAGCCCACTTATCAACTATCTCCGTGTTATGGACGAACAGGTGATGGGCGGTGAGAATTCCCATATTCGTGAGAGTTCCTGATCCACACCAGAAATTGTTCTTGCTTTCTACTACCACGAGGCAACAGAACTTGCGGAAAGGAAACGGAAGACTATCTGGCATAAGAATGGGGACACCGTGCGATTGGGCTTTCTTTTTCTTGACTTGGTAGATGGGACGGATAAGAGGAATTTTCTTGGTTTTCCTCATTGTCCATTCACCTCCTTTTCATCGCCAACCACTGGTTGTCTCACATTGCTTATCCCTACAGGAACAACGGGGAGGCTGGTTATTGATAAGTAGAGTGTGGAGTGTCTGTGCTCTGGCGATGAGATGTTCCATATGCCAATCGGAATAGATACGAGGGAACTCTTTTACACCGAGACCTCCGTGAGAAAGATAACCCACATAGAGCAAAACTCCACGAGTAATTCCCATTGCTCCCATATAGAAGTTGAGTTGGAGAATGTGAGGGAAATAGGGGTTAGCAGGAATAGAGCGAACATGCTTGAACTCATAGACAGTTTTTTCCATTCCCTTGCCCCTAATAGCATCAGCGTGTCCGATGATTTTGATTTTTTGTCCTCCGGCAACCTCAACTTCTACAGAGCACTCAACTTCTACCGCAGACCAGTAAGACTTCCCGTTTTCCTTTAGGGATTGAATTAGCCGATGGAACACAATGCCTCCCGAAAGAAGCAGTACCATATCGTCAGGAATTTCCTCTGGCTTTTTACCAGAGAACTCTTTATAGTAATTCCATTGACGCCTGATACAACTCCACGAGAGGGCAGATGGGCGATACACTCCGATTTTGACCGGTTGTGGATTGTTGCCGAAGTAGGCTTTCCGACAATAATCCGCCAAGAGTTTCTTAATCATCGTTCTTCCCTCCTTTCGTATAGAATTTTGCTACCTCAATTATAATTCCTTTTTTCTTTTTGTCAAGAGTTTCAAGATTTGCCTTTTATCTTTTTTCCAGTTTGTTAATCTAAAGGCTTTGTCATCAATCAATAGAACTCCAAAAACTTTTCCACAAAAAATTCTGTCAAAAGGGATTTGATAATAAAGAAGGTATTCTTCTATTGGTTTGTATTCGCTCCAGGGTCTTGCGGTATAAATTACAATTTTGTATCTTAATTGTTTAATTTTTTCAAGTGTTTCTTTTGCTCCTTTCATAGGAAGGTTTTTGATATAGTGTTTTTTATCCTTTTTATCGTAAGGATGTATTGTTCCATCAAAATCAACAAGAACCCATTTTGTTTCTTTATTTGTTAAATGAAATTTCTTGCTAAAGTTAATCATTTTTTTTCTTTTTGGGGAGGGTGTAAATAACTCCAATCCTAACGCAAACTAATTTGTTTTTGTGCGGTTTCTCGCTTTCCGCTATTCCTTCCCAATAAATCATATTCGCTATATTTTTGTTTTTGAGCATATCAATAAGTTCTTCTGTTTTTATGTTTTTGAGAGAATTAAGATTAAAATCATCCAAAATTTCTCTCAAAAGTTTTGGCGCCTGTTCGTGTGTTATTGATTTTTTTAATTGCCAAAAGCCGATATAAAACTCAAAATTAAAATCGTCAAGGGTTCTTGGCTCTTGTGGGACTGGTCTTATAGAGTTCCAACTTAAGGTCACTAAATCAAATACAGATTTGCTCCCCGCACTCCTAACGACGACATAATCATAATATCTCAGAGCATCTCTAACTTTCCATTCAAATCGTCTACCCGCTAAATATCTTTTATTTGGCATTGCTTTTTATCCCAGTTTAATTCCGACACTTCATCTTCTAAAAATTCCTCCATTGTGTAATGTTTCAGCCTGTTTCTCCAGAATTTTGCCAATTTTTTTACCATTAAATATGGTTCATAAGTTTCATAGATTTTTCCATTGTTTTCAAATCTTATCGGGGATAATTGCCCCACTTTCCATAATAAGTCTGATTTTTTTGGTTGTAAGATTTTGACTGCCATTGTTGTTTTTTTGATTTTAATGAATGAACCTCTGAAACTAATTTTTTGTAGTTGTAAAGAAATTTTGTTGGTTCAACTAAAGCCTTTCCTGATTTGAATTTTATAATCTCATTGTTAAGTTCATTTGTCAAATCAAAAACAAAAACAATTCTTTCATCATCAAGAGCAAACATATCCTTGTAATTGAAACCAACAGAAACAAGATAAGATGCTTCTGGGGTGTCAGTTGTTTGGTAAATTTGGTTGTTCATTGTCTTTATTTTTGAATAAATTAATCCCACCACGGACATTTTTTGCATTCTTTTTTATGTAAAGAAAGAATTTCTTTTGAATAGTATTCTGCTATTCTGTAAAATTCATTATTTTCTTTGTAAGTTTCTCTCCAATAAGGAAATAAAAAATCTCCTTTTCCGTAACCAATAGAACGTTTTTCGCAAAATTCTTGTGCTTCAAAAAATCTTTTCAACGCTTCAACATATCTTTCGCCTTGTTTAACTACTTCTTGGGGCAATTCCCCTTTTATATATTTTATTAATTTTAAATGAATTACCTTTTCTTCATTGGTTTCTTTCTTATCTTCTTTAATTTCATTTTTTATTTTTTGAAGAGAACTAACTACAGGAGAAAAAAGAACATTTTTTGTAAGATGCCAAACAAATTTTACTTTTTTTTGTTTATTTTTTTTCTTTTCTTTCATTTTTTTGTTTCATTTTTAATTTTGACCATATAATTTTTGTTCTTCTTCCTTTTTTCTTTTGATATATTCTTCATCATTTTTATCAAGCCATTCACACAATTCATTGATTTTCATATTTCTAAATTCAATTTCTTCAAAAATTTCAGGGTCAATTTCTTTATTTTCCTTGAGGAGTATTTTTTTAAGGCAATTATAGCATATCAGGAAAAGTTTGTTTTTAAGAAGAAAAGTTTTGTTTCCTTGAACTTCTCCTAAAGTGATTGAAGTAAAATATCTCCCGCATTCTTCACATTTGACTTTAAATTGGTGAAGAGCCCAATAATTTTTCCCTAATTCCATTTTTTGTTTAATTTTTAATTCCGACCTTATTCATCCAATAATTTTTTTAAAAAATTTTTATATCCAATATGCAATAAGTAAGGCATAGAAAAGACAATTTCCATTCTAAATTTTTCATAACATTTTTTATGATATGGTCTCGGATTTTCCAAGTCATCAGCAATAATATACCATTTCAGTTTTCCTCCTTTGCCACAATAGGAGCATTTGAGTTTTTTATTTTTCATCTTTTAATTGATTAATGATTTCTTGGATTTTTTTATTTTGGTTTTGAATTATATACTTGTAAGTTTTATCTAATTTCCAGGCGTCTTCGTGTAATCCATCTAAATCTATTTCTCTAATAAAGTTTTCATCTATTTTTAGATTTTCCAAAATCTCAATAAACTTCTGGCTATCTTTAGATTTTTCAGATTGAAACAGTTCCAAAATCTGGTTTTTTTGCCATTCTAATCCTTTTCTTACCTCTTCTATTTTAAATTTATCTAACGGTGGATTTAAAAATGGCATTGCCAGAATAATCTCTATTTGTTCCTCTAAAATTCTATTTATTTCTTTTTCCCAATTTTCTTCTTTCATAATTTCATTTATTTTTTAATTACGACCCTATTTCCTAAACCCTATTTTTCTTATACAATTTCCCCATAATTTTTTTAATGTTTCCATATTCTCATTTTCCAAAATCTTTACAACCAAATACTTATTTGTTTCTCTGTTCCAAATGATTGTCATTATGTAGTTCCAGTCTGCTTTTTCTCCCAAAACTCCATATTTCACAGCAAACATTTTGAAGGTTTCTGGCTTCCACTGTGCGAATGAAAAACTGGCAGTCCCATCTCTATCTTTAGCATTTATTGTCAAAGGTTCATTAGAACTCTCACACATTATCAACTTTTCAGCCATTTCCTCGTAATAACCTGTATCTTGGTTTTCCACAGCCGATAATTGAACTAATGAACTTTTTACTTCTTTGATATTCTTTTTTACAAGCCATATTGTTATTATTAAGACCAAGATTGCCAAAAATATAAGCAAAATCTTGGCTTTTTTACCCGAAGGGTTCATTTTTAAAGATTGAATTTAATGACGACATCTTAATTTTAACATTGATTACTAAATTATTTTAAATTCCTATTGTGATAGGTATTAAATAACATTTTAGTTGCTATTGTGGTAGAAACTGAATTTTTAACTCTAACATTGATTTTTGTTTTCCGCTCTTTACTTATGGTTTTCCTAAAATTAATGGCTCGCTTATTAACTGAGGTTTTCTGCTAACGATTGGCTCGCTCCCGATTTTAGGATTTTTGAAGAGGGTTGGCTCGCTACAATAGCTTGGTTTGCTTTCTTAATCAGGCTCGCTACAGGAAAATGGTTTTCTTTAAAGAAGTGGCTCACTATACAGGATAGGTTTTCTTTTATTTAATGGATCGCTGTACAACAGCGGGTTGTTTGCTCGAAATGGCTCACTCATCATATACGGGTTTCTGGGGTTTAATGGTTCGCTGGAGGAGCAAGGTTTTCTCAGTATGTGTGGCTCGCTTTTAATAAATGGATTACTAAAAGAAATTGGCTCGCTCACCGACTGAGGTTTCCTTAAGGAGGATGGCTCGCTAAACACTATTGATGTTCTTTTTGATTAAGGCTCAAATTTTTACTCTACGACTACATCCTCCATTTGATGCTTCAAAACATCAACAACATAAGGCTTTGATACTGACAATCCCTCTAATTCTCTCCATTTCACATATAAATCAACAAAAAATCTTTTCACCATATATCTTCTTGCTCTCATATCAATATGTCCTTTAGTCAGTTCTGGATGTTTCTCTTGCTCGTATTTCTTTCTTTCATCATAAAGTTTTCTATATGGGGATTTTGACTTAATAAAGCAATCAGCAACCTTCCAAGCAATTGTTTTTGCTAATGGATTGTAATTTACTTTTTCTCCTTTTTTTCTTTTTTGATTAGGAGATAATCCAAAATAACTCCAAATGTTGGAAGGGTGTTTTGCTTTCTTGATGTCAATTAAAGATATTAAAGCACAACCTAAAACTTCTCCAATTCCTTTAACTTTTTTTAACCATTCTTCCCATATAGGAACACCATTTAGGCTATTTTTCAGATATTTCTTCATTTCCTTCTCAATATCAAAAATCCTTTTGTAAAAGTTATTGATTGGAGCATCAGGATTTTTCTGTTGATTGAGAGCAAAAACTTGGTTTCCCATAGCAACCCTGTGTTTTTGTATTCTGTAATAGTGTCCTATAAGATATTTGATTTCTCTTTTTCTAACTTCTGTCCATTCAACTTTTTCATTTTTCTTTTTCATTTTTAATGGTTAATTTTTTAATAATCGACTTTCTAATTGTTTAAAAATAATGCAAAATTCCATAAATTATTAAACTCTTTACAATAACACTTATTGCTGCTTAAAATGGTGTTATTGGTTCTATTTTTTGTCCTATTAATAGAATGTTATCAATTGCACCTATAAAGAAAAGCAAAATAAGAAAATATTTGAACCACATTTTTAATGGTTAAATTTTAATTTTTCTGCGACCATTTTATTCAATTTCTATTCAATTTCATAGTATTGATTTAATAATGACTGTAACTGGTTGAAATCGTAAAGCCTTCTTTTTAATCCTTTCTTTTTTGATTTAATGTTCCACTTCTTTATCAGATAGTAAACTGTAGACTTTGGAAGATCAATGATTTCGGATATTTCTCTGACTGTTTTGTAATCCTCCATTTTTGTTTTGTTTATTTAACAAACGACCTATTTGTTTTTTGTCATTATTTTCAGGATATATTTCCACTTCTTTTTTCATCATCGTATAATTCTTGGATTCTTTTCCACGCCTTTTTTATTCTTACTCCAATATCTAACAAATCCTCCATAGTCCTTTTGGTTTCAAAAGTCTTAATATCTGAAGTTAAAACAAACTCTCCTATTTCCAATTTGGATGGTATCCAATAAAGAAAAATCTTATTAGGAAGCCTTCCGTAATTAAGATAAACAAGCATAGCATAGAAGGTTAATTGCCCGAATTTATCTACATAGTTCTGTGTCCATTCAAAAGTCCCCGTCTTAATCTCGTGGATAACCAAATCTTTTTCATCAAATCCATCTAAAACTCCCAAAATTGGCACATCGTCCACCATTCCTTTCAAAGTAAATTCTTTTTTCTCAAACTTTGGCATTAGAAGTTTTGCTATTTCAAAATCTAACGGCAACTCTTCCTGTTCTAATTCAACTGCTTCAGCAAAAGCCTTTCCCAACTTCAACAAAGGATGCATTTTTATTCCTTCTCCGTATACATACCTCACAACATATTCATATTCAGATTTTTCTAATAATGCCAACTGACTCCAGCTCAAATAAGGTTTAGGCGTTTTCTTCTGTTCCATAATTTAATTCTTTTTTCTTCTCTTCAATGACCTTGTTTATTTTTTCTTTTTGTTCTTCCGTTAGGTAATCCCAAATTTTAGGTTTTCTTATCTTTTCTTCAATCATCTTTATTCCATAAATGGTGTTTTCTCTTTGTATCCTTTCTATAATCTTTTCTATTGAATCTTTAACTATCTTTTCTTCCCTCACTTGTTCTTTTACTCCTTCCATTTCCTCTGCTGGTGTTGGTTCATAACCCGCCAATTTCATTAGCCAACCATATCTATTTCTCAAAGCCTTTGCTATAGCCCTTGTTTGAGCCATTGACAGAATAGCATATTCATCTTGCCCTCTTCTCTTTGATTCTTTTGAACTTGCTATCCCGAATCCCTTGCTAACAACATTTCCGTTTTTATCATAAACTTCTACCTCTGCTATCCACTTAATTTCTTTTCTTTTTATAGTCTGACCATTAGGTAAAAATTCTTCATACTCTCCTGAAAGATTTTCTACCCTAACTACTTTAGGAATTACATTATCCAAAGCAGCTACAAATTGCCAACCTTCCATTAAAACATATCTCTTGCCAACAATTTCAACTGATAATTGTTGCTTATCCACAAAATCTTGAAGTTTTTTCGCAGTCTTGTTTAAAATCAAGATATTTTTTTCCCCTTCTGTTAAACTTTTGATAGATTTTTTATTATTTTCTTTTTCCATTTTTTAGTATTGACTTACTACGACCTGTTTTCTTTCTATGACTTTTACTCCTGGGATATTTTTTCCATTAAGAGCATCTCTCCTTATTCTAACCATATCTGGAACAAGATATTCCCTTGGTATAAGACTTTCATTCTCTATCACTACTTCTTTTATCATTCTAAAAGATACTTTTCCATCTTCCGTCTTAATAGAACTATTCATTGGCTGTTGTTCTAAAACAGATAAAGCGTGTTCTATTTTTAACTCTCCTTTCTCCACTTTTTTAGCCAATTCTTTTCTTTCTTTTTCAATCAATTTCCTTTTCTCTTCTTCGTATTTTGCTATTCTATTTTTTAATTCCAGAACCAAATCATTAACTTTATTTTCAAGAGGATAAAAAAGACTTCGTATATTCTTTAAGGCTTCATTCAAGGGTTTTGTTATGGATTCTTTCTTTTCCGTTATTTCTCTTTTAAGATTGTTCAATTGAGTTAAATAACTACTTGCTGCTTTAAGTTCTTCATCATTTTTAATTTTCCCGACTTTTATCTCTTGAACTTTTAACTCTAAACTTTTTATTTCTTTTTTAGCCTGATTTATTTTAGTTTTCATTTTTCGTTTTTAATGTTTAATGATGACCTCGTAAAAGATGACAAGCAAGCCAAGAATGATGAATGATATTTGTAAAATTAGAATTTTTTTTGGCATTAGCAGAACGGAGTTCCGAATATTTCTAAGCAACGACCAATGACATAGGGCAGGAAATATCCGAAAACTCCGAGAAGTAAGATTGTGAATGTATAGAATATAATTTCTGTTTTATCCATTTTTAATTTTTAATTTTTAATTAACGACCTTTTTAATTTTTCAATTATATTATATTTCAATTTTTTAATTTGTCAAGTTTTTCAAGAAGTTCAAAAATATAAGAAAATAAAGAAGTTTTTAATTTAAATTCACAAGTTATCAACATTTTAAAAATTTTTAATTTTAATTTTTTAAATTTTTTTTAAAAAAAATAAACTTGACTTTTGAAAATTTTTAATATATAATTAAAATATCCATTGTGCCGATGTCTGGGCTCCTTGAGAGCACTGGACATTGGAGATAATCGCGCGGGCGGGGATGCGGTTACTTGTAGCTCCCCCCGCTTCGCAGAAAAAGAGGACGACAATTAAACAATAACCGGGAGAAGGAAAAGGGCGCCCGTCCCAGCCAATCATTTGGCACACTACATTACTCCCGGTGGCGCCCTTTTCTTTTATCCAGGGCATTCAAAATGGAGGAGAAACAAAAAAGAGGATTTTGGGCGTTTATACCATCTGTCGCATTAACAGATAAAAGACTATCTTCTACCGAGAAATTGATTTTGGCGGAAATATATTCTTTATCAAATCATCTTGGATTATGTTGGCCATCAAATAAACATTTTTCTGAAATGTTCGGTATAACTGAAACTCAAGTTAGTCTTTGTATAAAGAATCTCAAAAAATATGGATATATTGAGATAGAAATACTTACAGACAAGGGAAATCTGCGAATAATCAGAATATGTTTGGGGGGTCTTGAAGAAAACTTAAAGACCTCTTTAAGAAAACTTAAAGACCCCTCTTTAAGAAAACTTAAAGATAGAAATACATATATAGAAAATCAATTAGAATATATAAACAAAGAAAAAGAAAAAAAACAATCTCCTTTTAAAAAGGCAGGTGATATAACAATTTTTCATTGTCCTGTTTGCGGTCGTGATTATCCAGAAAATATGGCTATCCAAATTAGCCCCCGTGATTGGATCTGTAAAGACTGCCATTTACAAAAAAGAAAAAAAGTGGTAGAATTTAATAAGAAAAAAACAAATAAAAAAGTTCCCATGAATGTTGATTATGAAAAAGTTATGGTTTATAAAGAAAAAACTGGTGGTAAAATTATATCAGACGATGACAGGTCAAAAATAGATGCTATAGTTTCAAAAGCGGAAAGAAAATTAAAGAGTGTTAAAATTAGCTAATTGGATTTAAAATATTGAGAAATGGAAAGAGAATTAAAACAGTTTATCAAAGAAAGGGCAATTCCAGATTTAAAAAATCAGGTTATAGCAATGCAATACAATCTTTTGGCTTATGAGTTTAAGATTTCAAAAATAAACGAGAAAATAAGGGAATTAGAGAGAACCCCGATTTTACAAGGTGATAGATGGAAAAGGCAACTTGAGGAGCAGGCAATTAAGAGGGAGGAGAAAAAGAGGGAGCTTGAGAACTTTGAGAGACTGAAAGAGAAAACAACAGAGGAAATAAATGAATTAAATGAGTATATTCAATATCTTGAGAAAATAATCATTTAAAATAAATTGAAAACAGAGAAAAAACAACGAAAATGTCAAATCCAAAAACATTAAAACCATTTAAGAAAGGACAATCAGGAAATCCGAATGGAAGACCAAAAGGGGCTTTAAATTACAGAACGAGATTTTTAAAGGCTGCAACTTCAGTGGCTGAGGCTTTAAAATTAGGCAAAGAACCAGATGCGGTAGAATTGGAAATTGTAAAAAGAGGCATAATTCAGGCATTAAAAGGAAACTTCAATTTTTACAGAGATATTCTTGACAGATTATACGGAAAGGCTCCGGACAAGATGGAGATTGATTTGAAAGCAAAAAAGATTGAAGAACTTGAGGAATTGATTTGGGAATGGGTAAAAACAGACAATGAAAAAAACAGCAAATCTGATAAAAAAACTTTACAGAGATGATAAAGGAGAACCATTAGAACTTACTCCTTCGCAACTTGAACTTTTTGACTTGATTTTTTTCAAAAAATATCCATATAACTTGATTTTGGCTTTTACAAGATACGGGAAATCTTTCATAACGGCATTGGCGGTTTTAACAAGATGTTTGTTTTTCCCAGAAAAGTGGGCAATTGTTGCTCCCACAGAAAGACATGCAAGGATTATTATGGGATACATTATAGATCACATTTTTGACAATGAGTTAGCGATATCAAAACTGGAGATACAAGAAGGAGAGAGTTTGGAAAGGCTAAGAAGGGAAAGGAGCAAAAGCAGATTAACTTTCAAGGTTTACAAAAGGAACGATTTTTCAGAAATTTATATCTTGTCAGCACATTCAGAAAGAGAGAATCCATTAAGAACATTGATGGGTTTTGGTGCAGAGAATGTCATTTTAGACGAGAGTGCGTTGATTGGTGATGAACAATATGCTGGAGTTTTGAGGATGCTTGGAGATAGCCCAAACCCTTTCCTTCTGGAAATATCAAATCCATTCAAAAAAAATCATTTATGGGAAACATTCAATGATCCAAAATTCAACAAAATCATTATTGACTATAAAAAAGGACTTGAAGAAGGTAGGATCACACCAGAACAGGTTGAACTTATGAAAAAACAGCCATTTTTTGATATTCTTTATGAATGTAAATTCCCTTCCGAGAGCGAGATTTTCAAAAAGGAATGGCTGATAAAAGACAACGATGATTTAAAAGAAGCAGAAATAATTTCAATTGGAACAGATTTAGCGGTATCAGAAAAAGAAACTGCAGACTTCAATGCCATTGTGGTTTGCGGATTGAAGAAAGACGGTAAAATATCAATAAGACTTTCTAAACAATTCAAAGGAGGACTAAATGTTTTCCTGAACTTGACAAACCACATCTATGAGTTGTATAATAGGAGTGGAAAAACAATTTTATTGGGAATTGAAGACGTGGGTTATCAGAAGGTTGTAGGAGAGGAACTTGAAAGAAGGTTCGGATTAGCACCAATTTATGTAAAAAGAGTAAAGGACAAAAGGAGCAGGTTTTTGGCTTTATCAGTTTATTTTCAAAACAAGCAGATAACATTTCACGGAGAACACGATGAACTTTTGGATCAATTACTTTCGTATCCAACAGGAGAGCACGATGATTTAATAGATGCACTTGAGATGTCAGTTTCTCTCCTTAAAGACTATATGATAAAAGTTGAAGAGATTGAAGAAGAGGAAAAGCCAAAAACACTTAAAGAAAAAATTCTGTCGCGAATTAAACAAGAGCAAGGAGAAGGTGAAATTTACATATGATTTTTGCGGTCGCAATCATAGTGTTAGTAGTTGTTTTTCTTACATTTTTGGGGCTATTGTTTTGGAGAATTGAGAAATTTTTAAAATCAATCATTCTTGTTTTGAAAAGCAAAGATTTTTACGAGGCAAAAGAGATTTTAGGAGAAAAAGAGGAAGAAATTGAAGAAGAAGCAAAAGAAATTCCACTTGAAGAAAGTGATCCAGAAAAAGTTTTAGAACTTTTACAAAAAGAGGAAGAAAAACTATATTTATAAAAAATGGAGGCAAAAGAAGTTGATACAATCATAAAAGATGTGGGACAGGCAAGGTTGAACTACGAGATGAGATGGTATATCATTGACAGGTTTTTTGATGGTGTTCATTTTGACAGGGTTTTGAAAGTCAATTCTGATGGCTCATTTCAATTAGAGAAACCAACTTTTCAAAAAGGAATCAGGCCAATTCCAATTCCAAGAGTTGATAAACAAATTGAAAGTATTTTGAATATTCTTTTTTTCAATAAGCCAGTTTGGAAATTATATCCATTGGAAGCAGACTCTATTTTGATTGATTTTACTGATAAAATGGGTGATGCAATGGATGTTCTTTACGATGTTTTGGAGATACAGAACAAATTGAAATTGGCAACCGCCGATGCTTTGAAATATTACACATCATATCTGGAAGTTGGGATTGATTACAAAGATAATCTTTTTGTGGAGAAATGGTCTCCTTGGAGCATTTACCACGATATCGGAATAGAGAACTTGGAACAGACGAGGTTTTTGATTAAGGTTATCAAGAAAACCTTACAGGACATAAAATTGAATTCCTCATACAACCAGGAGGTTGTTGAACAAATAAAAACAGAAGGCAAGGAAAGTTTTAGTATGTTCTACGAGCAGAGGTTTAAGGAGAAGTTCGCGCACCAGATAAAACTCTCGGACGAGAGCAAAAATTTCGTTCTTATAAAGGAGGTCTGGTTCAGAGAAGGTGAAACCTGGAAAATGGGAGTTGAGTGTCAGGGAAAATGGTTAAGAGAACCACAGGAAGTTCCATATTTTCCGTTTATTGCTTTAACATTCGGAAACTCAAATGATATTTACGGAACAAGTTTAGCGGAAAAACTTATTCCATTAAACAGAGAACTTGATATGCTCGTGGCTTACATCAAACATTTCATTTACACAACATCACAGGGGAAACTTTTAGAACCAAAAGGAAGCAAAATTGAAAGGATTTTGGATCAACACGGAGAGAGGATAAGATACGAAGGGGGCAGAGAACCAAGGTGGCTTGATATTCCGCAACTATCACCGGCAACAACCGCATTTTTACAACTCCTTCAAACTTATATGGACGAAAGAGGAATTGCGGTTCTAAGTTTCGGAAAATTGCCATCTGCTAAACTTGGATGGAAAGCATTAGAAAGCCTGAAACAAATTGAACTTGGAAATATGCAGGGATTTGTTGAAAAAATTACTGAAACAATCAGAAAAATTGGATATAAAATTTTAGAAATTGGAGAAAATGCCTGGGTGGGAGATGATTTTAATGGCTACAGGATAACAAACGGGGACAAAACATTCAATTTAGTTAGTGAGGCTGCTTATAGAACAATGGCAAAATTCCAAACAGATGAAAAAACAATTCCAATAAGCACGAAATGGGGAATAAAGGTTGAGATTGAAAGTGGATTGGCTTATACAGAGGAAGGGAAAATGGAAAAATTGTTAGAACTTTTGAAAGCAGGCGTTGTTTCACCAGAAGAAGTAAGGGAAAAACTAAAACTTGGACCATCGCCCGTAAAAGAAGCAGAAAAAGCATTGTTAGAAAAAGTTAGAACAGAGGCTATAGCACAAGAACCATTAGAACAAAACTTGACAGAGGTCGGAAATTTGTTATAATCAAATAAAATGCCAGCGGAATCAAAAAAACAAAGAAAATTTATGGGACTTGCATTAGCAGTTAAAAGGGGAAATGTTTCCCCCGATGAAGTCAGCGAGGAAGTAAGAAGGGCAGCAGAAAGTATGACAGAAGAGGAATTAAGGGATTTCGCTAAAACAAAAGAATCAGGACTTCCCGAGAAGAAAAAGAAGAGATTGGATACGAGGGTTAGGAAGGAAGTCATCGGATAGGTCGCAATTAAAACAAAAAATTTTCAGAATGCCTTCAAGAACAAGTTGGCAAAATATTTTAAATGCCCTGATGAATTTTATTAGGAGAGGACAGCAATTTGTAACTTCATATGGGTTGGGAACTGCAATTTCTACGGTGCCAACCTTGTCGCCTACTTCTACTCCTCCTGGCACTCCTTTAGTATTGGAAAAAGCTGAACCAGTTGTTAAGCCAGTTGTTGAAAAAGGAGCCAGATTGGTGTTGGGATCAGATGTACTAGCAGGGGAAAGACCAACTCCTCCAACAACTCCTGCTGCAACAAAAGGGACTCCAACCCAAGAAACAAAATCAGGGACAACGGTTTCTTCCGCCGTTATCCAAGCGCCAGCAAAAGTTTCTGCACCAGCAAGGAGTTCTGAAACAACATTACCAGGACAAGTTTCTCCAACTGCAACTGCTACAGAAATAACAAAGACAGCGGTAGGAGAGACAGCAAAAAGACCAGAGACAGCCCCTTCGCCAGCGAGGATTGTTTCATCTCCTCCTACTGGAGCAGGTTTAATTCCAACTCCGCCAACTCCAGTTGGTTTAGGAGGTGGAACCCCAACACCAACAGAAGCACCAAGAGTTGGAGGAATTACAGCAACTCCGCCAATTGGAGCAGGAACAATTCCAACACCGCCATCTCCAGTAAGATCAGAAACAGTTATTCCAATTTCACAAATTATTCAACAACTTTTGGCAAGCGAGCCAGAAAGAAAAATGGCAGAATTGCCATTGCCAGAGGAAATTACCGAAAGAGGAAAGATAAGGCCAAGAAGATTTGAAGAGGTTTTATCAGAACTTATAACAAGATAAAAACTTGACAAACAATTTTCAGTCGTGTATAATTAAAGCGAATTATGACCAGGCCAAAAGGAGAACTCCCCACGGGAATAATCTCCTGGAGGACAGTCAAAACTCAAAATGGACGAATTAGAACAAATCTTGGACGAAAAAATAGGAGGAGCAGACCAGGGCGAACAAGTACAGTCTGTTCCAGAGAAGGAGGTTGCTGAAACAAAGGAAACCCAAGAAACAGAACAAACTCCTCAACAGGAAGGACAACAGGAAGAGGTTTTTGAGATAGGGGGACAAAAATATACCTTATCTCAACTTGAAGAAGCTTTAAAGAAGGCCAGAGATTATGAGTATTTGCAGAAGGAATTTACAAGAAAATCACAGAAATTATCGGAACTGGAAAAACAATTCCAGCAATCATCATCTCCTGAAGATCAAGTTAAAGCTGAAACTTTGAAATATTTAAGAGAGAATTTGGGTCTTATGACTCGCGAGGATTTTAATGAGTTTATGAAGAACCTCGCTGCATGGATTGATGAAAGTAATAGACTGAATCAGGTTGTGGATGAGTTATCAAAAAAATATGATGGCACGAGATTTCCAAAATTTGACTATTCAAGGATTGTTGATCATCTTTACCAGAAGTATGGCGAGAAAGAGAACTGGCCTCCGACAATTGACCTTGAATACGAATACTTTGACTTAAACCGTGAATTCTTTTCTAAATTACCGGAGGTTCAAAAGAAGGCAGTGCCATCAGAAAGGGGAATACCATCTTCTACGGTTAGTGCTAAAAAGATAGAAACTTTAGAGGATTTGAAACAAGCTGCACTTGAGGATCTTCGGGAGATGTAGGTCATAATTAATCCTACATTTCCCAGAAATGGTAGACTTAAGTAAACTTTCTGCTATTCTCGAAAAGAGAATTCAGCCTTATGTGGCTGATAATCTTTCCAAGAAAACTCTTTTCTACAACTTTACTCAAAAATCAACAAAAAAACCAAATTTAATTGGTACAACCGTTTTCTACCCAGTAAGAGTGGGTAGGGTTGCCAACTTTTATGGTGTTCCTGATTCTGAAACCACAGTTGGTAGAGGTGAGCCAGATTACAAACAGGCTCAATTCTCTGTCAAACTTTATGCAGGAAGCATTGAATTTACCAAGAAGGCTCTTTCCGTTCCCGATCCTGAACAGGTTGTGGATCATTTAGTGAGAATTACCGATGATGTAATTCAAGATGCTCAATGGATTTTGAATTATGAGTTCATTACAAAAGATACTGCGGAAATTGGAACTGCTGCTAATAGTGGGTCATCTTCCACCGCATTGACATTCAAACCTTATACAGTTGGAGGAACTGATAATGGTGATATTACTGCTCAGGATTTAATTGCTCCGGGTGATTACATTAAAATCGGAACAAATACTCCTGTTCAAGTTTCTGCGGTTAATGGAAATTCCGTAACATTAGCCACCGCGCAAACTTGGTCCGCAGGAGCCTCAATTAAGAGAGCAACCGTTAACGGAAATGTTGAAGATTCTATGCCTGGACTTTTATCAATTGTTGATGATACAGACTTCGCTGGCTTATCGGTTGCTTCTGTTCCCGCTTGGCAGGCATACAAGGATGTACCAGTATCCACAGCCGTTTTGGCTTTACCAGATTTATATAAAGCTTTTACTGCCATTAATAAGCTTGGAGATGTTGATTACATCTTTATGAATAGAACTTTGTTCAACAAATATGGAAGCATTCTTCAGGCTCAGATAAGGTTCACTCCAACACAAAAACTTACTGCTGGTTGGGTTGGTCTTGATTTTATGGGAGGGAATGCTCAAGTTATTCTTGACTATCATATTCCTTCTGATGCGATTTACTTTATCAGTTCAAAGAACCTTCACAGAATTGAAATTGAAGCTCCTCATTTTGAGAAAGGAACAGATGGCAATCTTTTAAGAAGCTATGGTGGACTCAAATATGAGGCAGTTCTAACTGCTTTGCTCACTCTTGCTTGCGATGTCAGGGGTGCTCACGGAGTTGTTGGAAACAGAACAGCATAATGATTGGTTGATGGGAGCGGGGGTTAATTCCTCCGCTCCCATCTTTTAATGATGGACAGAAAAGAGCAGGAAAGACTACAATACGAACTCAAAAAAATTTACGAACAAAACCCTGACTTTTATAAGAGGAGCGAGGCGGACAAAAAGAAATACGGAGAGGAAAGATTAAAAAGGCTGAATCAAGAAACTTTGAAAGCAATTGAGAAAAATAACCTTGGTTTAAAAGAAAAATTTAAAGAGGAAAGAAAAGAATTTTTGGAGGATTTTAAGAAAGATGCCATCAATTTTCTCAAGAGAAAACATTTTTAGTCGTATTAATTCCTGAAACAAAGAATGCTTAAGAATTATTCGGACCACACAATAAGCTTCAAAATTGGTAATGTTTATGTGGAAATTCCTGCTGGATGGAGTTATGATTTGTTTAATGATGATCCCGAATTAGAGGAATTTTTAAAGAATAGATATCCTGAATTAAATGAGAATTACGGAAAAACCGAAACAGAAGAGGAAAAACCAAAAAGAAGTCGTAAAAAGACTGAATAAACAAAATGCTAAAAGAAATAGTTAGAAAATTCAAAAATCTGAAAAGATTTCTTTGGAAAAAGAAACTTCACGCTTTTGTTATTACTGCTGATGTAAAACATATCAGAGATGGAAAGATTATTTGGGAAGCGAAGGATTTAGAGGTAAGGTTAAACGGGTTAATGGATGAGGGAGAAAATCAGATTTTGGATGTTTTTTTCAGGGGTGCCACTGCACCTACTTCTTTTTATTTGGGATTGGGAAATAATGGTGGAACGCCTGGTGTTCCTGCTGAAACGGCAACATTGTCAACCATTACAGAGGTTTCTGGCACTGGATACGCAAGACAGACAGTTGAAAGAAGTTCGGTTGGATTTCCAACAATTCAAAAGGATACGGCTACGGGAGACTGGGAAGTTATATCTAAAGATGTGACTTTTACGAATACGGGTTCAACAAACTGGACTGCTGCGGATTATTTGTTTTTGACAGATGTTGCTTCTGGAACATCGGGAAAACTTATAGCAACAGTTGCTACAAGTGTCAGTAGGGTTTTAGCTCCAAATGACTCACTGATAGCGAACATTAAAATCAGACTTGCATAAATGGATCAGACTTTTGCTTATTTGCCACAATTTAAGGAAATTATTGGACTTTTTATTCTTTTTATAGTTGTTTGGAAAATTTTAGTTCCTCTTTTTGAAAAGTTTATATTGAAAAATCCTCCAAAATTTGAGAAGTTTTTAAACAATGATTTTAAGCACGTGGAAGAGAGAATGAACAGAATAGAGCAGAGACAGGACGAGTTTAGTAGGGAGATTTTGAATATAAAGGACGATATTGCCTCAATAAGACAGGAAATTGGCTATTTAAGTGGGAAAATTAATCAAAAATAAACAATGTGGCTTACTGGTTGGAAATACAGGAAAAAAATAACAATTCAAGGAAGTTCTGGTGCTGGAACAAACTATCAGGTTCTTTTGAAGGTTGGTGAAAGTTCAGGGGCAACTGGAGCAGATTTTCATTTAGAAGGATTAGCAGATGCTTTTCCTTCTGGAAACAATCAATCAGGAGATTTAAGATTTACATCAAGCGATGGTTCAACCTTATTAGATTTTTGGGTGGAAAAAGTTACGGGAACATCTCCAAACAGAGTTGCCCATATTTGGGTTGAAGTTTTAGAAAATTTAGGAACAAGCAAGGATATTTACTGCTATTTTGGCGGCGGGGCAAGTGCTCCAAATGTAAGTAATGGAGATAATACATTTTTATTTTTTGATGATTTTGATGATGGAACAAACTATAGCGATAAGTGGCAGATTATTAGAGGGAGTGCAGGAACAGAGGTGGTTCAACAAAATGGTCAATTAATTTTAGATGGGAACGGATCAACAATAGGTGGAATTACTGTTAGAACTGTCAATCAATTGTCTTTACCAAACAATGTGGCAGTTGAGGCGCTTGTTTATTCTTATGATTGGGACGAAATATTAAGTATTTTCCTATCTGCAACAAATGATATTAACACTGGTAACCAACACGGCTTTGATGATGGTTATGATTTTGGCTTGTGGGGTTGGAGTGGAACTAAACACGCGGTTCGTGTTTGGGTAAATGGAACTGATACAAGATTACAATGGCCTTCAGCCCAAGCAGCTTCTAATAATACCTTTTATAGATTTGTGGGAATAAGAAATGGCAATAATTTGAATGGATATATAAACAACAATTTGGTGCTTTCTGCCACAGACTCAACTTATACTTCTGGCTGGCTAAGAATAATGTTAATGGTGTGGGATGGTGCTAAGTGGGGGTTTGACTGGATTTTTGTTAGAAAATATGTTTCCCCAGAACCAGCATTTTTAAGTGCAGGACCATTGGAAAAAGTGGAAGTAGGATTTGTTTCAATACAATCAACGATTTTTGGCAAAGACAACAAAATAAACAGGGAACAAAACAACCTTGTTTTAATTCAATCTTCTGTTTTGGGGAAAGATGGTTGGTTATACAAGGAGAAAGAAAGGCTTATTAACATCCAATCTTCTATTTTTGAAACAACAAAACGGGAAAGACCAAAACAATTGATAAAATCATTGAAAACAGAGTCGCCGCAAACAAAAATAGAAAACTTACCATAAGATGATAGAACTAAAACTGGAACATCCACCATTAGAAGGAAATCCAGACACAATTCTTACAGAACAGGCTAATGCAGGAGCAACATCAATAAAGGTTGCCAACAATTCTGGTTTTTCTGCTAATGATTTTATTGTTATCGGAAATCCTGGTTCAGAATTCACGGAGATTGTTAGAATTTCATCGCTGTCTGGAAATGATACTTTAAATATTGCTACCGCTTTAAAATTCTCGCATTTTTACTCCTCTCCAGTGACTTTGACTTATTACGACAAGATTGAGGTTGAAAGGGCAGATGTCAAAGCTGGACCATATACTCTTTTGACAACGATAGACATCGCTATTGATGAGGATTTCACCACATATAGGGATGAGACAGGGGACATTGACAAGTTTTACAGGATAAGATACAAAAATTCATATAATAACAAGACTTCCGCTTATTCTTCACCGCTGGCTGGTTCTGGTTTTACAGATAATTCAGTAAGAATTCTTTTAGAAAAGGCAAAGAGACTTTTTTCAAGACACTCCGAGAAACTTCTTGACAGGGATGTTTGGATGCATCTATTGAATGAGGGCTATCAGGAAATGGTTAATAGGATAATTTCTTTGAATAAGGATTTTGGCGTGAAGAAAACTGAAATTACATTGACAGCAGGAGAAAATACATACAATTTGACACCTGATTTTCTTACATTAAGAAGGCTTTATGTTGATTGGGGAGATGGAAATCTTTATCCCGTAAGATATCTTGATTTGGGTGTTTATGAACCAGTGAGACAAACTTTTCTTGAAACTCATCCATTTTATAGGTTTGAAGCTGGAAAAATAGTGATTTATCCAACGCCAAAGAAATCAGGTGGAAAACTTATTTTTTATTACTATTACCAGCCAGCAAAACTTCAATTTGATGATGATGTTTTGGATACCAGCTATATTCTGCCAACTTATGCTTCAATCGTGATTGAGTATGTTTTGAAAAGGGCATTGGAACTTGACAAGCGATACGAGGAAGCAAATTGGTATGGACAAATTTTTGAAAACAGGATAGGACAACTCTTGGAGATTTACGAGAACCGATATAAAGAAGCCACGGAGACAATACCATTTTGGGGGTCGGATTTTGACATCTCATATCCTTTCCATTAATGCCATCAATAGAGATAAATTCATTTCACGGAGGAATGAACTTATCAGTAAATCCTTTGCTTCTGAAGCCATATGAAGCAAGTTTAGCGAAAAATGTTGAGTTGAGCGAAATCGGGACACTAAAGAAGGCAAAAGGATACATTGTTTTCAAATCATTGGGGACAACTCCTTTATTGGATGTAAAAACACTTTATTCCTTTTATAAGATTGAATCATCTGGAACAACGAGGTTTTTATTGGCGGAGTGGAATGGCGGGCTTTATAAATACGATTTTGGAACTAATTCGTGGGTATCAATAGTGACAACGGGATTAACAACAAACCAGTCTTCGCAGTGGATAACATACAAGAATTTGGCGATAAGGTTTAATGGTTCTGATGTTCCAAAGAAATTTGATGGGGCAACATTATCAAATCTTGGTGGAAGTCCTCCACAGGCTAAATACGCAGTTGTTTATAAAGAAAGGGTTTATGTGGCTGGATTTTCTCCTAACTTTTCAACAGTTTGGTTTTCTGATATAGGCAATTCAGAATCTTGGAA